ATACATAATTCTCTGTTGTGCATTTAAAATAATATTTTCTAATATAGCATCCGTAAGAACGGTATCATCTACTTCCGTGTAGTTTTTAATCATTGTTTTTAATGTTGATGCTGTTATTCCTGACATTATTTTAATCCTTTAATATACCCTTCATGTAAGTTAAATCATGAGGAATTTTTTTCATAGTTTTCTTATGCCTCTTATAAGATTCGGATGCTCTATGTTCTCTTAATCCTTTAGCAGTAGCATCTCGCTTCCATTGCTTGGTAATTTTTCTGCCTTTAATCTTTTTGCCTAAAAGTCCTAATCCTTTTTTAGCTATTCCAATTCCTGACATTATTATATCTCCTTATACTCTAGTAAAATTGTTTAGTGGGCTTATTACACAATTAAACCCGCCGCCTGTGTCTGTTGTACTGGCTGCTGATGGCAAAGTCAACGTAAAGCTATTATACTCACTAACAGTGCCTGTCCCTGCATAAGTAGGTGTAGTTTCTATTCTAGAAGCAATTTTAAAAGATCCATAACATTTAGCCAAAGCACCGTGACTCACTGCTGTCGTATTAGGAGGAGTAACTCCTCGGTAAGGAACATTCGTTCCTCGAGTACAACCCGTTAAAGTTTTTGTAGATATACCAGTATATTGAATAACTTCATTTTGAATAACACCATAAGTCGAAGAAGTCGAATCAGTATCTGGAGAAGAAATCATAACGTATCCAGAAGTTGGAAAACCTGTGACATCTGCTAATTCAATTGTATCTTGTGTTGCGTTAATACTTGGAGTGGTAGTTGTTTGTAATTGTAATCTATCAATGGAAACTCCACCAACCGGTTCTTTAACCTCTGTAAATCTAACATAGTCATTAACCTCTAAGCCACCAAATGGAAATTTAAAAGTTAAAGTAGTAGTGCCCGCTGTTGAAAAAGGATCATTAGGTAAAAAATCTTGAGTTGCAAATTCTGTTCTTGCCGCTCTTGGATGTTCTAATGCTTGCGGATCCGCTCCTCTAGGTTTAGGAAATAATTGTGGTTGCTTGGGTTCGTATTCTGACATGTGTACCCACATGCCTGTCCATTCTCTAACCATTTCCCTATAAGGGAAGGCTAGTCCCGAACGATCAGAAATCATTAAGGAATATTTACCTTTAGAAAAAACTCCCATTATGTATATGCTGGATAGTATGTCTTAGGTGTAATGTATGTACTAGACGCTGATCCATCCTCTTTTAAAGCTCTTGCCAATTCATCTTCGTACAACATCTTTAATTCCTGGGTTCTTTGAGGAGCAAATTTTTGTGCTAAATAAAATGCTAGCCCAGCTGTCATACAAGGGACAAATCTATATGGAACATCAGTTGCATTCGTAAAAACGCCTGCATCTTGAATTCTTTTTGTAAAATAAATATGCAAGAAATTACTTGCTGCTGTTGAATTTGGTGTTGGGTAAATCGTTAATGTAACTTTATCAATAAATCTTTGTACCCAAAATTGAGAGGGTGTAGATTGAGTTAATTTGTTAGCAGTTCCTGCATAATCAGATCTATCAATCTTAGACATCGCTGTATCTGCTTCTGAAGTTGTACCTTTATTTGTTCTATAAGCACACTGAGTAATATCAGATAATCCATATGTGGCAGTATCTGTTGTTCCGCCAACTGTCGTTGCAGAAGTTCCATCGCCTGTGGCTCTATAAAAAATATATTCCGCTTGGCCTTGAACAAGATCAACGTTAGTATCTCCTACTTCCCAGTAGTGAATACCTCTATTACCCCATTCTTGAAATAGAATATTTAATGATCTACGTGCAGATTTTATTTGATTTCCTGAACTACCTACTAAGCCAATTCGTTCATAGGCATCAGTTATGATATCATCAATTGCGTACGTTTTATCAAACGTAACTGTGCCAGAAGTGGTATTTGCCATCTAGCCTCCTAACCGTAATAAACGGTTACATGCGTTGTTACTGCGTTCGTTACTTTTAAACTTGTGTCGACCTTAATTCCTGTTCCTGGTAACATTATGCTTCCATGGACAGGAGCTTTATGATCCGTAGTATTAGAAGGTGGAACATCAATAACCCATACCGCTGTCGTATCATCATTAACCGTTATAGTTCCTGCGCCGACATTAGTTGGTTGTGACCATGATACTCCTAAAACTCTAGCCGGACCATCAAATACAGTCGTCGTAGCAGTTGACGTAATATTTTTTGTTTTTATATCTACTGGATATGTGCTCATATTTTTCTCCTTAGTCGTGAGCTCCCGAAGGAGCTCACAGTTTATCTATTAAGCCTCTTTAGCCCAAGTACCTTGAGCCTCAACTACTGTCCAATGGGCAGTAGAATTTAAAGATGCTATTTTTACAAAATCCCCAACTTTTGATGTTGCTTTTGTATTAATTACATCTTTATCGTCTGTTAAAGATCCTGCATACAAAATACCATCATTAGCATTAGGACTGATAGTAAGAGTGTTAGTTCCATCAGCTGCAGTATTGACAAATGTAAATACATTTCCAATTGCAATTGCTGGGAGAGTAAACACAACTCCATCAGTTTTTGATGTAAAGGTTTGTCCTGAATCAGTAGTAATAACGACAGTGTAATTGGATTCTTTTGGTGTAATATTATATCCAGTTACGCCTGCTTCGTTCTTCTTACCAACTAAAACGGGTCCTCTAAATAGTGTGGTTGCCATGATTATAATCCTCCTAGATTATTTGAATGTAGTCTCTAGGTCGTCGACTATACTCGTCTACATTCGTTAATTTAATTGTATAGTAATTTAGATATAGCGTAGATTTACGCAGAGTGCAAGCGATACTGTGGTCGAAAATACTTTCTAGTATGTAGCGTTTTATCTAAGTGGCTACTGACACTTCAGGCCTTGAGCTAGCGATCTTAATTTTAAGATCTTCTAATCGAGCTTCTTCTAATTTGATCTGCGTAATAATTTCTTTAATCGCATGATCAATCTTAGTCATTTCGAGAGTATATCTACCCTCTTTAAGATGCTCCTGCTCCCAACTTAACTCCAAGGACTTCTTTTGTTTGTACAGGTCTTGGATCATTTATAACCTCCTCATAGGTTATCCATTTACCTTTTTTATTGGTAAATCCATCAGATTCAAACTTTACCTCATTTTTTCCTAGTTTGTCAAGGATTGAGTTTTCAATACTTTGAGGATCATCATTAGCATCGACTTTAAAGTCGGCATAATAACCATGGTATCGTATTTGAACTCTGAAGTTTTTCATTGGTAATTTCTTACTTTATAGTCGAAATGAGGCGGAATTGTGTTCCGCCTCAAATCTTATTTTGTAGATTACGTACCTTCTACGCCAAATATACCTCTAGGGTCGGATACTCCAAATGAGTATCTTTCTCTAGCTTTATATCTAACATTTCCAGTGTCGAAATCACCTTCCATAGCAGTGGATAGTGGTGCTCTAACAAACATTTTCATGCCGTTAGGAACATCAGTGATGATGTACCAAGAGTCAGCGTCAGTTAGGTAATTGTTCACTCTATATCCTTGAGGAATCATACCCATTGAGTTAACTGCATTGATATCATTATCAGCTGTACCAGTTCTACCTTGAGATTTAGTTAATCTCTCTGCATTGAATTGGTTTTCAGGTGGAATAATCATCTTCACACCTTTAGCTGCGATTAAAAGTCCACGCTCATCAGTCATTTCTCCAATATCAATTAGAGATTGTTCTAATGAAGTTTCATTTAAGTCAGCTTGTGTGTCGAGAGTATTCGATGTGACACCATTCAAAGTTGGATGCGATGTACTAAATAATGAAACACCGTCACCTGAATCGTAACCATCAGTCGTTGGTAGACCGTTGATTAGAGGGTTGACAGCTTTCACCTGTTTAGCGTTCGCCATGGAACGAGCAAGAGCTTTTGTGTATCTAGAAGCTAGTCTATCGTAGAGGTTGTCTTCGATAGCTTCTTCTGTGATAGCGAAAGCTAGAGCCATTGTTTCATGAGTGTATCGAGCCGTGAATGTTTCCTGAGCTTGGTCGAAAGAAATTCCTTGACCTTCAGGTTTCACTTGTGCGTTTCCAAAACCACTTAACATTACTTCTTCTTCAAAAGCTCTGTCAGATGATTCAATGTTATAAATTTCAGCATG